GGCTTGAGTATCTGTTGTCTTATACAGATACATGTTGGGCGCGTTTCCAGATTTGGAAGCGCAAACGGTCACAAGACCAGTGCTAGAAAAAGCCATTTTGCGACCCTCCTATTAAGCCGCAGCCGCTGTGTCGCGTGCGGTAATTTTCACAATACCTTCACTATCGATGGCAATTGCGCCTGCGCTAAACAGGGCATTGACAAGATAGCTGGTCTTCTCTGGGATGTAGTTGATCTCGGTCTTTGGAGCGATACCTTCTGCATAGCCAATCGCATCCTTGTGGAATGCGAACAGAGTGCGGTCACTGGAAGCATCGATGGGCAAGCCACCTTCAGTGCGGTCACCCAGCACATGGAATGTAAAGCCCATGAATTGGTTGATCTCACCTTGAACCAGAGCTTTAACACTGTTGAAATCCGAGCTTGTAACGGAGGTTTGCTCCAACATCGATGCCAACGAATTGGCGTGGATGATGATGTTGCGACCTTCGGCTGGCACATTCTTGGTGTTCAAGATCTTTGCGGCTTCACGCAGCTTGGAAATATTCATGTTGGTGTTTGAACCACCAATTGAATTTGCCACGGTGCCGGTGCTGCTGGCAGCGATCAGTGCATCAAGGATCAGTTGATCCTGGCGGCGACCGATTGCGTTACCGACAACTTGCACAAGCTCAGAGCGCTCGTCAAAGTTAACTTTTTGCTGGCTGAACACATCGCTGTATTCGGCTGCATTGAAGTCAGACAATGTGCAAGTGACAGTGGAGAACCCAACATTCATTGGGGTGACATCGGTCTGAGTGACGCGAGCAGTAGCTACGCCGCGACCGACTTTAGGGAACTTGACAGTGGAGCCTTCGACACCTCGGCGCTGACGAACAGCAGCTACCAGCATTGCTTTGCCTTGGTATGCCTGCTTAACCTCTGCGTCAAATAGTGTCACAAAGGCGTTTGAAAGAGAAACGCTCATTTTGATACCTCATTTGGTTGTTGATCAGGGTTTGTCGCGCTGGTGGGCCGGTAATCCGGGTCTGTGCTTGCTGGTTGCGCCAGCCAATCGTCTGCATCCGCAGCGGTAAGGGTCGATTGCTCGGTGGGCCTTGGCGAGATTGTATGACTTTTTTGCAACAATGCAACAGGGGCTATTGACTGTTGTACAAAAAAGACCCAGCCGGAGCTGGGTCAAGGCAACTGCCTTGCGGCAGACGGGGTGGAGTGCCCCGATTTATTTGGCGTACTGGCCGAACATCCGTTCAACTTTTTGCCGATACGCAGCATCTGTCTTGTAGCGTGGATCCCCGACCATGGCGTACAGTTCCTCTTGGCTGGGGGCACCCTCAAGCTGGGCAGACTCAATTGGCACCCGGCCTTCGTAGGCCTCACGCACCTTCATCAGGGCTGTGATGCCACGGGCGGTGCCGCCCATGATCTTGAACTCTTCAAAGTCATCCTTGGACCAGACACCCTTGTTGACCAGGCCGCGAGCCCAATCCACCATGCCGTTGACGATAGCGCCACCTTTGGGTCCAAGCTGCTTCATCTCGGCGGCAGGGTCAACCATGTCGCCAGACATCAGCTCTTTGGCTTGGGTCTGCAAATTGCCGACCAAGTCATCAAAGGCGGCTTGTGACAGGCCGTTCTCCTTGGCCCAGCCAGACAGGGTCGTGGCGATGGGGTTGGTGTCTGCCTCTTCGCCAAAGGCCTTGAGGTCGTATTTGCCGTCTGTGGGCGCTTTGTGCTTGCCCTGGCTGATTTGCTTGCGCAGATCTGACCAGCTCTTGGCAATGCCTTCTAGGTCGGGCTCGTTGGAGTCCTTCTTCCAGAAGTTCTCTGGCCAGAAGTCTGGCCGCTCTAGTGGATCCTCGGGCTCTGGAGCGCTGGGATCCGCAGCCTTGTGGCTGATTTCGGTGTTTTGCGGGTTCTCTGGCTTGGCTTCGTCATTCACTTGCACATTGTCAAGTAGGCCGGTTGCACCGGGCTCAACGGTTGCTGTGTCGCTCATAGTTTCCTTGCTGTGTTGATCCGTACCTCAATGTCCCTCACCACCGACCTCTGCCCTTCGGCAAAGTAGGCGTGCGAGGAATCTGTGCCCGGCACGGCGATGGGCACATTCACATACATGTCCTTGAGCCATTCAAGCAGCTTCTGGCCATCCTCTGACCCGAACACCCGCAGAGTCAGCTTGACCAGATCCTCGCGCTTTTGGTCAACCTCGCGTATATCGCTGGGCTGGCCAATGGCATCTAACTCCTCCCAGCTCATACTGGCATCCCTTCAGGGGCTGGCAGAGCTTGCATGCCGCCACCGGCCTGGGCCTGCATGGCCATGGCTTGGCCAATGGCTTGCTGCTGCTGCTGGTTGCGCATCTCCTCCATGAGCACTGCACGCTCGGCGGCGGTGTTGCGCACAGAGGCAGGCACGCCCAGCTTGTCGGCCAGGTAGTCCACCAGCACATCTGTCTTGATCACAAGCTGGCCATCGGTGCCCAAGCTCTGGGCGATCTGCATGTACTGCATGATCGAATTGACCTCTTCCATGTTCTGGGCCATGGCCAGCGGGGCGACAGGCGTGACCTTGACCTCCAGCCCGTTGACGCGCAGGGGCATGTCAATCAGGCCGCGCTCATCCATGACCTCAAGGATCTTGGCGGTGACCGGAATCATGGTCTCGTTGATCAGTCGGCCAAAGGCAGAGCCCAGGTTCTGGGCCAGCTCCTTCATGCGCTCAACGATCTCGGTGGCCGACCTGGCGCTCATGTTGTCGGGCGGCAGCGACTCATCCAGCAGGATGCGCTTGATGCTTCCCGACAGGTCGTTGATCACCAACTGGCTGATGTTGAAGTCGCCCGAGCGGGGCAGGGCAAGCAGGGCTGGGCCTTGCGTGCCGCCATTTCTGGCCACCGGAATGATGGCACCCGGCACGATCTTGACCGTGTTGGGGTTGAGCACTCCGTCATCCGCTGCTGTATATACACCGGCCACGGCCAAGGATGCGTTCTTGAGCAGCAGTTCCTTGACCTTGTTCAGCGTCTTGATGTCAGGCAGTGCGGTCATCAGCGGCCCACGGCCGTAGATCTCACCGGCCACCTTCATGTAGCGGCTGATCACCCACGGGCTCATCTTGCGGCGGCGATAGACCAGCTCCTGCTTGGAGGCCTTGTCGATCACATGGTAGCAATAGTCGCCACGCTTGTAGTCATAGATGGTGGCCTCAAGCAGCTCGATGTCATCGGTTGGCTTTTGCTCAATACGCCGGGCCAAGTCATCTTGGATCTTGGCATCTGGCCACTGGCGCTGGATAGACTCACCCTTCATGCGCATGCGGCGATAGACATTGTCCACCTGGCCATTGGCACCCTCCTCGTAGCTCACCAAGAACAGCGGCACGGGAATGAAGTTGAGCGGGGATACATCATCCCCCGGTTGCACCATCATGCAGGCGGTGCCAACAGCCAGATCCAGCAAGAACTCGCCCATGGCAATGTCAAAGTTGGATTGGTTCAGCATGGTGAACATCTTTTCCTGATAGACCTCAAGCACGGCCTGGGCCTGCTGCCTGCGCTCTGGCGGGATGTCCGAGCCAGCCTCCAGCTTGGCCCACTTGCGCTGGGGCGGGAACACCACAGACTGCAAGCGGTTGGCAAAGCGCTGGGTAGAGTTGATGGCAGTCGAGTCGAACACGCGCTGCATCTTCTTGGAGCCGGTAGCGCCGCCTTCCCATACGCCATAGAGCTGGCGCTGGGGCAGGGCAAACTCGTATGCGTCCTGATAGAGCTGCTGGAACTCATCTTTCTTGGCTTGGGCCGTAGCCTGTCGCTTCAGAATCTGGTCAGGTGTCAGGCGCATGCCGCCCGGAGCGCTCTTGTCGTAGTCCATGATTTAATCCTCGTCCTCTTCTTCCAGCTTGGCCTCTTGCATCATTTGCTTGATGCCCTTCATTGGCTTTTCTGGCTTCTTGGCCGACATGTATTTTTCAATTTTCTTGCGCAGGGCAGGCGGCAGCTTGGACAGCTCCACCTTGTCCTCCATCTCGCTTTCAATTTCGATTTCGACTTTCATTTTTTGTCACGCGATGCGGCCATGTTGTCGATCAAATTGGGATAGGGTCTGCCTGCCTTGGCAGCGCGGCGCATGGCCATTCGCTTATCAGCAGAAGACATCTCTTTTGGCTTGCCAAGATCCTTTGGCTGGAGCTTGTCCCAGACTTCTTTCATCACTTCCCCTTTTTCAGTGCGTCAGCTTCAGACATGGCAATGGCCACGGCCTGCTTCTGGTTAACCACCTTGTCGCCGCTGGAGCTCTTGAGCTTGCCAGCCTTGTACTCACGCACGACCTTGGCAACCTTGGCCTGCATCTTGGTTTTCATGTCTTTCATGCTTACTCTCCTGCTAACAGTGGTCGGGTCATCTTGCGAGACACGGCACCGACCCTAGCTGCCCTGCGCTCGCCTACTTCTCGTTTGAAAGCGCTTTCGGCTGCGGCTCGTTTGGTGCCGAACTCGCCTTCGTCAAACTGCTCGATCTCCGGTGCCATCGGTGCAGCAGGCAATTCTGGTGCTGTCTCGGTGAATTTTGGTATTGGCTTCGGGTCGTAAACAGTGATATTGCCGTATTCTTTTTTGCCGTACCATGTTTTGCCGGTGACCACGCGCTCTGTTCTTTCGGTGACCGGGTTCTTTTCAATTTCAGCCAGCACTTTGTTGTAATCGTCCAGCTTGGCTTGGTAGGCAACCTTCTGCGCCTCATAGGTCGGCAGCAGCGATTCCTTGTAGGTCGCCATCTGAGCCTCAAACGGCTTCATCTTTTCAGCGACACCCGCTTGGTAGCCGGTGAATGCGGTCTGGTACTCGCCGGTCAACGCATCAACACTGCTCTGGTACTGCTTGGCCAGCCGCTCAATGTCGGATGTGCTGCGCCGGGCCAGTTTGCGCTGCTTGAACTGGGGTAGCGTAGCCATTACTGCAACCTCATGCCGGGGCTGTTGAGGTCTGCGACCATGCCCAGCTCGGCATCCATGCGCTCACCGGACAGCAGTGACCGGCGACCACCACGGGTGCGAGCTCTGAGGGCAGAGGCCTCGGCGGCAGCAGCTTTGCGGCGCTCTTCATCAGCAGCGGCCTGCACTTCTTTGGCTTTGCGCTCCATGTCCAGCTTGTTGGTAGCGTAGTTAGCCTGGGTTGTCTCAAACTGCTGCCGAGCGGTCTGGGCCTGCTGCTCAAGTGAGGCACCCTGCTTGGCGTACTCAGCAGTTTGCTTGCCCAGCTCAAGCCGCATGGCAGCCTGGTCAGATTGCTGCTGCGCCAGCATGGTGCGCTGATCGTTCTCAGCCTGCTGGCGTGACTTGCGAGCTTGATTTGCCGTGACGGCGGTACTTAGAAGAACGGCTGCTGCAATCCAAGGCATGTTTATCCCCTTATTAAAACTTCGTCCACATTGGCCGCATCTGTCTCATCAGTTGCGTGGATGCAGAACCAAACACTGTCTTCGTGCGCTGTGATGGTGTGGTGCTGGCCAGCCAGGATGGTGATACAGGCCGGGGCCATGTAATCCTTCTCGACTCCTTGCACTTCAACCGTCACGCTGCCCTTTGCCAAAATGCTCAAGTGGTCATAGGCGTGCGAGTGGCTTACCGCAAAGTGTTTTGCTGGCAACAGCATCTGCTTTGCGTACACTCCCGCCGAAAAATGGTGGATGACACCAAGATCAATTTCAACCATATGCAAACGATTCTATTGGGCTTTGTACAACCCGCAAGAGCTGTATATCTACCCGATATTTACTCAGGCAAACACATCAAAGTCAGTCCCAGCGCTGGCTTGGCCCATGGGTCTGCCGCCGAGCTGGTGGGTGCGGGTCATCCGGTTGTACTCGCCGCCGCCCAGCATCAAATATCCGAATGAGTCGCCAATGTGCGAGTGCTCGTTCTTGTTTGGCGCGTCCCGAAAGCGCTCTTGGCCAGCCCCAACAGCTATACGCTTGAAGTGATAGCCACCGGCCAGCGCTTTGCGCAGCAGTTTGCAGTCGCGGTTGATGATGAGCCCAGGCTTGCCGGTGATCAGGCGCTGCATGGGGGCGGCAGAGGCCTCGCGGCGCACCTTGAAGTCATTGCTGGCCGTGGGCTGGGCCCGTAGCCCCAGTGTTTTGAGGTAATCAAAGGCGGTGACCTCATATATGGTGTCTCTGGCCATGCCAGCAGGGTCGCCCCAGACCATCACCTGGTGGCTGGGGTAGCGCTGGTTGAGCTCGGCCAGCAGTTGGTGGCCAAAACGCTCCAGCCCCATGTCAAAAGTGACGATCTCTTGGTGAATCAGCCACCGGCCATTGGGCAAACGCTGGCCAATCGTGGCCGCAGGGGTCAATCCAAAGTCAAGACCCACCTGGATGGGCACATTGGGGTCAACCTCGGTGTCGCCAGACATGGTTGAGTCCTCATACTCTGGCCAGACGGGCCTGCCCTCCTGCACATAGGTGTACTCGCCACCGGCATAGCAGCGAATCCAATCCAGATTCTTGCCAAGCAGCATCTGCTGGTAGTAGCCGGGCGGCAGATTGTGAACATTCTCAGCCTTGGGGTTGACCTTCCACCACTTGCCGCTGGCAAAGATGTGGTCGTTGGCCTCGGGCATCTCGGGCAAGTCCTCGACCTCCACCGGCACCACGCCGCCAGGCTGCTTGAAGAACTTCCAAGCGTACTGGCCGGTCATCTTCTCCTTTTCGGCCATGCGGTGCCACCAGTGGTCATCGTCCATCGGGTTGGTGTCCATCCAGATGCCGTGCCAAGTAGCGCCGCCATCCCGCTTGGTAGGGTAGCGGCCAACCCGGTGGGTCAGTCCGTCAATCACAGCCTTGGGCAGCTCACGGGCCTCGTTCACCCAAGCCCCGGTCAGCTCCAGCGAAA